CACGAGTTGACGTCAGAGTATATGGGTCATGCCTGTATGTTCGTAACGAAAGTAGGTAAACTTCGGCCGGAGTCCCTATATAAGTTGACACGTTAAAAGCAAACGACAATAGGGTTATTGTTGTCCATAACATGACAACACTACTAATGGTTACCCATGCCTCTGTAGCTTAATTGGTAAAGAACCCAGCTTATACCTGGGCATAGCACCGTCTAGATAAGGCGGAGTGTGGGGGTTCGAGTCCCTCCAGAGGCACCATATTTTAACACATACTAGGCTGCTAGCGTATAGCCGAAAATCTATGTGGATACCTGTACGCTAGGCAGGTGGAGTAGATCCGTGTGTGTTAAAATATGATAGGATTTTGGGCCTCTAGCTCATGATTGGTTAGAGCAGCGGACTCATAATCCGTTGGTGCGCGGTTCGACCCCGCGGGGGCCTACCAAAAATTTAGGATGCTTCCAGCAACCTTTTTAACTTTAAGCCAAACTGAGCGTCCGGTTCGATTCCGGCTTGTGGTGTAATGGTAGCACATCAGTAAAAAGTAAAAAAGCATCCTGCAAAAAGTTGTTGACAGACTAGAAAAAGTTTGCTACAATAGATGCTTAGTTAGACAAATAACTAAACGTTCTTTAAAAAGTAAATACAATGTTTCTTAACATTGTTGAACGCATTAAAACAAACCTGATCAGTTTGTCGTACATACTATTGACATGTATAGTGTGTTCAACAATGTTAAGAATTAAGGGGTGCTTAAACTCCTGTAGGCGGCTTGCCGCTTACGAAGAATAACTGTGGTGACACAACCAAAGGATGTATGCCTACATAAGTCCGCCAGTAATGGTTCGTTTAAGCAAGCCTGCTCACTACCGCGAGGTAGCGTTCACTGAGAAGACCGGTGGATGTATATGTGAAGCAAGTGTAGTGGAAAGAATGTCTGTTTAAGTCCCCGCAAGGGTAAGACAGGCAGACAGAGAGAAACAGGTGGTGCTGTCCTCACTACAAAACCAACTTGTCAGCAAGTATGAGAAAGGGTAGTATTATGATCCGAAGGGTCGCTCCTAAGGGTTGTAGTGCAGTATGAGTGGTTAGTGGGCATATAGAAATATATGTACACCGATCGCAAAATACGTCTAAGTAGTCCGCGAGATGAAAGGAACGTGATGTGTTGTATTGGGTAAAGCAAAACTTTATTCAGCAACTGAGGCAGCACATCGCAGTAGGTTTAAGTAGCACAATGGTAGTGCAGTTCCCTGTTAAGGAATAGGCTGTTGGTTCAAATCCAACCTTATATACAAAAATGCAAAGACTGCCTCGGTCATACGTGAAAAGCATCTAATGCTTGACACGCAAGTGAATCAAGTCTGACGTAACTCGCAAGGTGAAATCAGTTTGTGTTAGAAGTTTCGTAGCCCGCAAGGCTTAATGGACCGCAAGTTCAACGGAAAACAAGACACAGAGTAGCGTATGATGACAAGCCTACTGCCTGGCTTTAAAAACGGCGATGCTGACAACAGACAGCGATACCGCAAGGGTTGCTGTGGATGTCGAGAGAAGGTATGCTCGCAAGGCGTACTATAATGCTCGAGGTGTTGTTGGCTTAGGGTGTAATCTCAGCCCTGGGCACTATTCTAAAACACATTGACTATGCCGTGTTCATCCCAGCGTTAGCAATAACGCCCAAGTCTGCGATAAAGGTGCCTGTGGGTAGTCTTAGACAAAGCAGGTGAAAATTTGTCGTCAGTGTGTTTTAGAATAGAAAGTTTATGGTCGGGTACCAGAGTGTTTAATGGCTCCGGTTGCAACCCGGTTGATTCGTAGGTTAGAATCCTACCCCGACCTCCAAGTTTGTCAAGTGTATGAGATGATGTGAAAGGTAATGTGGGCACATAATACTGAGCCAACGGTTCGAGTCCGACAACACGGCAACTGGCAAGTAGCATCTAAAACTCATGAACCCTAGGAGAGTATAGGTTATCTGCAAAGAGCCTATGCGATCATACCTGTAGGCGCCAGAAATATACAGATAATGCAGCCAATGTTTGTGGTGGCTGGCACTTGACAATTCATAAATATATCGCGGGGTAGAGAAGAGGTAACTCACTAGGCTCATAACCTAGAGATCGGCGGTTCGATTCCGTCCTCCGCAACCAGATAATGCCCCGGTGACGGAATTGGTATACGTGTTGGTCTTAGAAGCCAAATTTTAGGAGTTCGAGTCTCCTCTGGGGCACCAAAAGATAAGTAACAATTTAATGGGGGATTAGCTCATCTGGGAGAGCGCCTGTTTTGCAAGCAGGAGGTGATCGGTTCGAGTCCGATATCTTCCACCAATACCATTCCCTGGTAGCTCAGCGGTAGAGCAGTTGACTGTTAATCAATTGGTCGCAAGTTCGATCCTTGCCCGGGGAGCCAATCAAAGGAGAAACAAATGGCAGCAGCAAAAGGTCAATCAACGCATAAACGAGTAGTCAAGAATACTTGCCAGAATGGCAGTAAAACCAGTTCTCAAAACAAGAGTCGAAAAACACACAAAAAATATAAAGGTCAAGGAAGATAATATGAGCGACGGTGGAAAAGGATCAAAACAACGTCCCACCGATAAGAAAAAATTCGACGAAGGTTGGGAGAGAATTTTTGGAAAAAGTAAAAAACCAGTTGACGATAAAACAAAAGATAAGTAAAATAAACACATGCCGGATTAGCACAGTGGTAGTTGCAATCGCCTTGTAAGCGATAGGTCGTCAGTTCGAATCCGACATCCGGCACCAGACAACCCGGCTTACACTTTAGCCGAGAAGTAAAGTGGGTATTGATATTCCAAAATATCACGGTGCGTAGGACCACACCGCAAGGCCTGCTTTACATGGGCGACTTGAAAATATCCTAGGGCGGTTGCTATTCCGTCCAGATGGAAAAATAGACGGACAGGGTAACAACTCAGTCTATGGGCTTCTGTGGTGGAAGTAGCATAGACATTTTATTGAAACGCATTTATAGCGCGGTCCGATTTCGGGTAGCCAAGCGGATAGTGTGTTTCAATAAAATGCGGGTAAAGTGTTTACGGTTACACGGCGGTCTTCCAAACCTCAATAGAGGAGTTCGAATCTCCCTACCCGCTCCAAAATTTATTGCCTGGTTGAACCGAGAGGTTAGGTGCCATCCTTACAAGATGGATTATGCTGGTTCGAGTCCAGCACCAGGTACCAGTTTAATCCGAGTGTAGCGCAGTCTGGTTAGCGCATCTGCTTTGGGAGCAGAGGGTCGTGAGTTCGAATCCCACCACTCGGACCATTAATGTAAAATTGCAACAATGAGAAAAATTACTTATTGGTTAAGTAATGACAGCGAGGAAAATTACAGAGACTACAATTCGGGCCGTAAAAATTACGGCATAAATGAAATAGTCTACGAATTCAATCAAGAAGACTTTAGAAGTGATGGATTCGATCAGCATTCAGATTTTCCAATTCTTTTTTTAGGTTGCAGTCTTACTGAAGGATGCGGATTGCCAATAAATGAAATATGGGCGTATCATTTACATAATAAAATTTGTGAAATGACTTCAAAAAAAATTCCGTTTTGGTCATTGGCTAAAAGCGGAACTGGCATAGACTATGCTGCTAGAAACTTGTACAATTTTGGATTTCAATTGAAGCCAAAATATATTTTTTATCTAATGAGTGGGGTAAGTCGCAGAGAATTCAAACTTCATTCAGAAGATTATCGCAGTTGGTTTCCAAATTACTCTCATCATTTTAAAAAATATCAACAATTTGAAATGGTGACTGAGATTTTTTCAGATCCAAACTATGCACTATACCAAACAGAAAAAAGTCTTATTATTTTGGATTTGCTAGGTAAAGTATTGAATGCAAAAATTTTTGTATTTGATCTCAATAACATGGACATAGTTGAAGACCATCAAAAAAATAAACTGTTTTCAAAGTTTTCTAACATCGAATATTTCAACAATTTTTTGAAAAATTCTGTAGACAAAATACCAGAATCAATAATTGATAGACCAAAATTTGCAAGAGACAATGTTCACCCAGGTGCTGTATGGCATTACAACACATTTTACAATGTATGGGAAGCATTAAAATCAAAATTAAATTTTAATATTGACAAACCTGAATAAAAAATGTACAATGTGTAGGTGGCAGAGAGGCCCAATGCAACAGTCTGCAAAACTGTAAAACCGTCGGTTCGAATCCGACCCTACACTCCACAAGGAAATTAAAATGGCATGGATTCAAAACGTAGCACTAGCAGATATCTCAAAAGGACATCATATTCGTGTTGGTGAAAATTCTATGCTGATTCAAATCGTCGATCCGGCTATGGAGTTTCCTACTCCTTTGCACAAGTTTAAAGAAGTTCATCAGTTTGAATTTTTAGATTTAGAACGTGATGACAAGTGGGGTGAAGAATTCAAAATCACGGATGAGCAAGCGATTAAATTGGTAATGTTGCTCAAGCATGCCTTATACTTTAAAATGGATGTTGTAGTCCATTGTGTTGCAGGTGTATGCCGATCTGGAGCCGTTTGCGAAGTTGGTGTTATGATGGGCTTTCAGGACTCTGAAGCCTACAGAAGCCCTAACTTGATGGTCAAGCATAAGATGATGAAAGTCTTAGGCTGGACCTACGACGAAAACGAACCGCACACCATCAACGGTGTGCCGTTCGAATACGACGAACTGAATAACAAAATTTGGCTTCCGCCCCCACAAAAAGAGGAAAATTAGACATGAGCCAACGAGCGATTCAACTAGTCCTAGAAGCAATAGAATTTACATCGGCAGCAGTTGACAGAAAAGAATATCCCAGAGAATGGGATGGAATTTATTCTGGAAAACTCTGTGAGTTAATGATTAATGAGTTCTATTCAATCTGTGCTAGTCACCCGACTTGGTCCGGGTCTATGCTTTGTGAAGAAATCAAAAAACACTTTGAGGTAGAAAATGGCTAAATGCTATCAATTGGTGGGAGTGCCTGGTTCGGGAAAATCTACTTGGGTTAACAGCCAAGACTGGGCGTTGCCCTGTGCATATATTAGTACTGACAAATGGGTTGAAATTTATGCCAAAGAAGTTGGCAAAACCTACAGTGAAGTCTTTGACACATTTATGCCTACGGCTGTTGAATTGATGGCCAAAGAAGTCACTGTTGCTAGGGAAATGAATCGAGATATTATTTGGGATCAAACTTCTACTACAGTTAAAAGTAGGGAAAAGAAATTCCGAATGCTTCCCGATTATCACCATATTGCTGTGGTATTTAAGACTCCTCCACGAGAAGAACTTGACCGCAGATTGGCCAATAGACCCGGAAAAGAAATTCCAAAACACGTTTTGGCTAGCATGATCAAAAATTTTGAAATCCCGACTGAAGAAGAAGGTTTCAAAGAAATTTGGTTTGCCAGTTAATTCAAAATACATTTTTTACATCTCGGTTAATCTTTTGGTTGACCGAGATTTTTTTTGACTATATAATAATACTATGAGAACATATATAACATCAGATTTACATTTCGGGCACACGAACATAATGAAGTTCTGCCCACAATCGAGGGCTCGGTTCAAAAACGATGTCAACTACATGAACGAAGCCATGGTTCGAGAATGGAATGACCTTATTCAACCAGAGGACTTAGTCTACATACTTGGCGACGTAGCGTTTCTTCCTGCTCAAAAAGCAGCAGAATACATGAATCGTTGCAATGGCCATAAAATTTTAGTGAGAGGCAATCACGACAGGAAACTGCTTAATGACCCATCATTCCGCAGATGTTTTGAAGAAATTCATTACTATTTGGATATTGTTTACAACGGACACAAAATCTGTATGTTCCACTATCCAATTGCAGAATGGGATCAATGTCACAGGGGATCAATTCATTTTCACGGACACTGCCACGGTAATTTTTCTGGTTTAGAAAATCGTCGTGCTCGTGACATGGGAATGGACGCAACTGGATTCATTGCAGTTGAAATGGAACGTGCAATTGCTGACGCAATGACTGGCAACATTACAGAACATCATGTCAAGGAGTAATTATGGAAATGATCGAACGAGCAAGAGTGTTTGCCACAGCGGCTCATGCTGCGGTCGGACAACTTCGTAAATACACTTTTGAACCTTACATTGTGCATCCAGCCGAAGTAGCGGCTATTGTTTCAACAAGGCCGCATGACCCAGAAATGATTGCTGCTGCTTGGCTTCACGATGTTGTCGAAGATACTGGTGTAAATCTCGAAACCATTCATCAAGAGTTCGGAGAAACTGTTGCTACTTACGTTGATTGGTTAACCAATCCTAGTAAAAAGGAAGACGGCAACCGAGCAAAACGTAAGCAAATTGATCGTGAATTTATCAGTCGAGCACCTTCTGAGGTCAAAACAGTGAAGTTAGCAGATTTGATCAGCAACTCTATTAGTATAGTAAAGCATGATCCAGAATTTGCTAGAACATATCTCGAAGAAAAAAGGTTAATGCTTGAAGTTCTTCGAGAAGGTGATCATGTTCTTTGGAACCGTGCTGCAAGAATTTTAGGAGATTAAAATGGGACGTAGACTTTCACCAAAAGATATCAGTGCTGCAAGACACGAGCAAGAAGTGTGGAATTCTATACTTAAACGTGAAGATGTTTACTCTCCAGAAAAAATTGTTCGAGAGATGCATGTAGTCTGCGGCTGTGGTGTCGAAGGCTGCATTTTTATTCGTGCTGAACGAAACGAAACAGACGAAGAAAGATCGGCCGCAATCAAAGAGTTTAATCGTAAAAAAGGTTGGTAGTAATGATGTTTAAAGACGATTTGAAAGAGTATGTGGAAACTTCCGGATTGGTAAACATGAAGCCAGCCGGCGATGGCATCTATGTACTCAAGTACAAGAAGAAAGTCTTCTACGACGACCTTTGGAATGACTATATCGCAGAGTGCCGCGGCTCCGTTGTGGACAAGGATTTCAACTTGATGTCGTATCCTTTTACTAAAATCTATAACTATGGCATTGAAAAGGCTGCCCCTGTGCTACCAGATGATACCATGGTTACTGCATTTCGTAAGGTCAACGGCTTTATGGTTGCTTGTACCTGGTACAAAGGTGATGTGTTAGTATCTACTACTGGAAGCACAGATAGCGATTATGTTGCCATGGCCAAAGAAATGATGATCTCTCACATGCCTTGGGCCGACTGGCAAATAGAAATGTCTGACTCAGAACTCGAAGACATGACTGTGATGTTTGAATGTGTTCATCCAAACGACCCGCATATCATTCCTGAAAAGGCAGGTATGTATGTTCTAGGATATCGCTACAACATTTGGAAAAGCCCTGTGGGATATCACCCACAAGTTCTGAACGCATTGTCTATGAAGTTTAACTGCCATTTGCCAGAATCGTATAATGTCTCTATGGCTGAATTGAAAAAAATGGCCAAAGAGTGCAGACATGAGGGATTCGTATTCTATACAGAAAATGGTGTGAGTTCTAAGATCAAATCACCTTACTACTTGACTTCAAAGTGGGTTGCTCGCAATCCTCGCACAGACAAGTTAGTAGATTTGAACAAGGACATCAAGCATAATCTTGATGAAGAATACTATCCACTAGTGGATGCTATTCGTGAAAACATTGTAGAATATACCGCAATGACCGAACAACAACGGTTGGAGTGGGTTAGGAACTACATGGAGAATGCTGTATGAGTTGCGAAACATGTATTAGTCCTAATGAATGCGATGGCGTTAATTGTCTCGACAATATTCGGCCTGTTATCAATCAGCCCTTAATTTATAGGTTAAGAAAGCGGGCGGAAATTCGAAGGCAAAACCCAGACAGACTTTCGGTTAAAGAAGGAAAACCAGATAGGATTGCAGACCTTCTAGAGGAGGCTGCAAAAGAACTTGAGAAAGTAAAATACGGTCCTTAGTTCAATGGATAGAATAGGTGGCTTCGAACCACTAGGTGGGAGTTCGATTCTCTCAGGACCGGCCATAAGGAGAATAAAATGAAAACTGTCTATTTAAAAAATAAGATGAATGGAGAAAAATTTGTCTGTGAAGATATGAAACAGATTGAAAATATTGAAGGTATTGATTATCTTGTAGTGCATAGACACGGCCAAACTAGACCTTTTCTTATGAGGAAAGATATTTTAGAAAAAGACACTAGTATCAAACTTCAAAAAGAAAAAGTTAATCGGTGATAATTAAAGATATGTCTAAGTTGCATATCCTAACCAACCCAAACAGTCCTGTTAATCTAAATAACAGGACTGATCCCTTTGCTGTAGCAGCATACAAGTTTATAGACAATATGACAAAACTTGGTTGGACTTGTATACATTATGGTATCAAAGGCTGCAATGTCCCTTGTGAAACTGTAATATGTTTGCAAGATCTAATTAGCCCCACGGTTAATTCAAAGGTTTACCATCTAAAAGCCAGTGAAGAAATACAAAAAAGAAAATCTCCAAAAGATATAATTTTATGTTTTCACGGGTGGGAAAACAAGGTAGCAACAGATGCACATCAAGACCTAATTGTCATAGAACCCAGCATCGGATATGATGTCAAAGCAGTATTTGCACCTTATAGAGTTTTTGTAAGTTATCCGCATATGCATATGTATTACGGACATAAAGATATGCTGATAAACCCAAGTTGGTTTGACGCCGTTATTCCTAATGCATTTACACCAAAAGAATTTGAATTCAGTGATCAGAAAAAAGACTACTTTTTATATTTTGGTAGAATCATAGAATCAAAAGGATTGAACATCGTAATTCAGGCCACCGAAGCCGCAGGTGTAAAAGTTGTTATTGCAGGACCGGGAGATTTAAAACATTTAGGCTATAGTAAAATACCTTCACACGTTACATTCGTAGGGGTCTGCGATGCAGTAAAAAGAAAAGAATTAATGAGAGATGCTCGTGCTATCTTAGGACCTACATATTATGTTGAACCCTTTGGCAATATGGTTGTCGAAGGTTATTTTTCTGGCACTCCGGCAATTACAACAGACTGGGGAGGATTTGTTGATACTGTTATTCCCAATAAAACAGGATTTAGATGTAGAGAATTCAAAGAATTTGTTCATGCAATTAAAAACATTGACTCTATTAATCCACACGATTGTCGAGCATGGGCTATGGAAAATTATTCCGAAGAGATAGTTCACAAAAGATTTGACCAATACTTTAAAAAAATATTAGATGGAGACTTTTATAGAAAATGAAAAAAGCATTAATGGTAACCAGCGTAATTGACATTGACAATTCATATCCGTTGACATACAGCAAAACACGATCTTATTTTAGTAATGAAGAAAGACTAAGACAAACTATATCTACAGTATGCATGTTAGATCACATCTGCGACGATGAAACTACTATATTTCTTGTAGATGCCAGTGAACGCAGCGATTTTTACAAATCTGTATTTTCTTATCAAAAAAATTTAGTGTATGTAGATGTAAGAAAAGAATTTCCAGATCTTTATCAAATTATCAGAACACATAAGCATAAAAGTTTTTGTGAAATGTTATTGCAATTATCATTTTTAGAGAAATATAAAAAAGAGTTATCGGAATACGATTATATTTTTAAAATCAGCGGGCGATACTTTTTTGATAGCAGTGTAAATTTTAACTCATGCACTGAAGAAAACATAGATAAATTTTTATTTAAATTTCCTATGTCATTTGACTGGGATGATAATTGGGGATACTCTATGGTCGATCGAAGAGAAATTCAAAAGGATAATAAACTAAGACAATACAGTTCTGTAATTTATGGTTGGGGGAAACTACAGCACGATGCAATGATCGATATTTTTAGAGTTGTTGCAGAAATGACTAACAACGAAAAAACACTGCATTATGATATTGAGACTTTGCTTTATTATTTTACTAGACAGTTCGAAGGAAAAATTATAGAACATGATTGGCGAGTGTATGGGTTCATTGGAGTAAATGGAAAATTTTTAAGGTATTGAAATGAATCTAGAATTGATGGTCATTGACAATTTTTATACCAATCCAGATGGCGTTAGATCATTTGCGCTCCAACAACCGTTTGATGTTAAGGGAAATTTTCCTGGTGCAAGAACAAAACCTTACATAACAGATGATGTTAAAAATGCAATACAACATTGGATGTACTTTGCAGGAAAGGTAACTAATTGGTTTGAAGATAGTGGATACACTGGATCATTTCAAATAGCCACAGCATCAGACAGAACATGGATACATAGCGATCATTATAACATGTGGGCAGGTGTCTGTTATCTCACGCCGGATGCTCCTTATACCAGTGGT